TCATACCGCAGTGGCTTTCCTTCCGGCGGCATCCAGGCCCTTCGCGACCTGCTCCAAGTCGTCCGAGAACAGATGTCCGTAGCGGTCGAGTGTCATTGATGCTGTCTGGTGTCCAAGTAGCCTCTGAACTGCGAGGATGTTCGCGCCGGCCGATATCGCTAGTGATGCTGTGGTGTGCCGCAGCTCGTGCGGGACTAGCCCCTCCACACCCGTCTTTGTAGCCGCCGGATCGAACTGCCAGCGGTACTCACCGTTAGTGAGCCATCCATCCTTGCCGGGGAACACCAGGGCGTCAGCGTCCACCGGTAGTTCTGCCTTGAGCCGCTTCCACAGGAACGCGGGCACGGGCACCCACCGGATCTTGCCCGTCTTGGTGCCGCCTTCGGTGAGGCCCTTGCCGGTCACGAAGGTGACCGAGCGGCGCACAGTGATCTTTCCGTCGTTCACGTCTTGGCGGCGTAGCGCTACGGCCTCCCCGAATCTCAGGCCGCAGTAGCCGAGCACCAACGTCAGCGTCTGGAATCGCTCGGTGTTGGCCGCGAGGGTCTGCAACTGCTTGTGGGTGAGGTACCGCCGTTCGCTCTGCCCCTTGCCGGGCAGCTCGATGCCATCGGCGACGTTCTTCCCGATGCGCTCGGTTCGCATCGCGTACTTGAGAACAGCCGACAGGCACTGGTGTGTCTGGATCACGCGCGAGGCTGACAAGCCCTTGCCCTCGGTGCGGACCGACCCGTTGACCGACAGGCCAGTGATCCACTTCTGGACTTCACCGTGAGTGATGCCAGAGAGCTTCACGTCTCCCCATCGGGGCAAGATCAACGTATCCAGGAGGCTGCGGTACCCGGCGACGGTCTTGGGAGCCCTGGCGCTCTTGCCCTCTATCCATTCCTCTGCGATGTCACGGAACAGCGCTGAGGACTTGTGCGGGCTGACGTAGCGGCCTTTGACGACCTCGGCGGTAAGGGTGTTGAGGAACGCTTGCGCATCCACCTTCTTCTCAAAGACCTTGGTGTGTTCTCGGCCGTCGACCACCCAGCGCACCCGCCAGCGGGTGACCTTTCCGTACACGCTGCTGCGCTCCGTGGCCATGGTGCCGTCTGGTCGGCGTACCTGTTTGTGCCAGCGATCATCGATCCCGGCGCGGTCATTCCTCATGTGCTGAGCGTACCGCAGTACCGCTGAAATCCGTTTCAGTCGATGTAGTTTCTAAGAATTGAGTGTGAGTATCTGGCTGCATCCTGAGCGTCCGCTAAGAATGAATATTGCACGGATGCAACGGCTTTCAGCTCGTGCACCCCGTCGTTCGGTAGCCAGATCGCCTTATCCGTCGGCCGGCTTATCCCTCAGGTCATACCCGGCGAAGCGGTCCCTATCCCCTATCGACAGGCATGAGGTGATTGGAAAAACATGCTCTGAGCTGGGGGTCTGCGAGATGATATCCCTATAGGTATTGATACCTATCCGTGGGCGCAATGCCTGGTTCAGTACCTCGCCAAGAATAAACACAAATTTGCTGCAGGTAATGGGCATAGGTGTTGACAACTACTGTAAGTGCAGGTCAGGAGGCATAGCGATGCCGCATCCATCCTCTTGTGCTAGTTCGCCGAACTGCTACTGTCTCAAACAACCCCAAACAGGGGTTGCGACACACAGTCAGGAGACGACAGTGACCACTACCCTCACCCCGCTGGCCGAACTGCTCGACCAGGTCAGCACTTTCGACATGGTCTGCGAGCTACTGAGCCGACCGAGCGTCGATATCGACGATTTCTGCCAACGAGTCGGCGTGGCCGATGTCGATGGCCTGCTTGTACGCGCACGGGAGATCGACGCAGAGCGGACGGCGGCCCGATGAGCACGCCAGAGTTGATGTTCATTGACGAGGTTTCAGTGCTCACGCGGAAACCCGTTGCGACACTTCGCTGGTGGCGCGCCACCGGCCAGGGGCCGCGCTCCAGTTCGCTGGGCAGGCGGGTGGTTTACCGACGAGAGGACGTAGAGGCGTGGATCGAGTCGCAGCTTGAGGAGACGGCCCGATGATGACCATGAACAGCAACCCCCGACGACAGGAGAACGGCAAATGATCGACTTCAGTAACCTGACCCCGGCGGGCGGCGTGGTCGAGTACCACGTCTGGCCCGTTCACGATGGCCAGCACGATGACATCCTCATCGAAGGGTCACCCATTTGGCGCCGACCCGTCACCGGCCTGATCGGCGACATGCCTGTCGTTGCGCCCGAGTCGGGCGGACTGATGTTGGCATCCGACTACCTCGACACGGTGCTTCCACGCGAGCTACAAGCCGATCACAGCAACCGTGGCCAGTACCGCGCCGACGACTTCGAAAGCCCCATCGGAGACGCGCCGGTAATCACCGTGCGGGAGCGTCAGGAAGATTGACCGATAACGACGCGCCGGGGGCCTGGCCAGACGAAGAGCCGGAAGCCGTCGATCGCTGGACCCTCGCAGACCAGGACAACGAAGACTTCACGTCCGCTGTCGACACGTTCTGGCGCGACACCGGCCATGTCGGCGAGTTGTGGTTGGGTGACGGCGATTACGAAGGTAGCGGCGCGAACAAGACCCGCAAGCTGCCCTCCGCGGTGGTCAGGGTCTGCGCCTGCGGCTGGCCGCTACCCATCCGCTGGCACTGGCGAGCGTGTGAGTTCGGCGGCCCGTGCGCATGGCGCACCACCAACCCAGAGGCGGAGGCCGTTCTCGATGACGATCCGTTGCTTTATCGCATTGCACCATGGCTTTGGACATTCTGTCGCTGCAATGGGTGTGTCGGTATTTCGAGACAGCGCGGCCGGCCGCCGGAGCGGTGCACGAAATGCGATCGCGATGCGCGCAATGAATGGCGTCGGGAACGGTATCAAATTGTTACCAGAATCACAGCGGAAATGATCGACAAACAGCCCGTTTTCGTACTTTAAATTACCGTAATTATAGAGGGTTCTATTCCTCGCATTTTTTTATCCACAAAACGTGGAACTACTGCCTCTATGAGAGGGGATGAAGGGATGCCAATGTGCACCCATAATGACGGCAAGCGCTACAGCGACAACCAGTGTGCAACGTGTGATCGGGAGAGGAACGACCGTTACCGGCGCAGAAAGCGCCTTGCGATGGCTTTGCTTCATGCCGCGGAGGCTCGGGGTTTGAGCGGCAGCGAGGCTATTGCGGTCCTTCAGAATGCCGATTATTGGACTCTGCAGCAGTGCCAATCAATGGGCATTAAGGCTGCGCCGAGCGAAGAGGAGATCCTGGCGAAATGAGTCCACAAGAGATCCTGCAGCGGACGATCGCTTTGCAGGCCGACTACAAGGCCGGCCGGATCGGTGACGACGCATTCATCCGCCACACGGCGTGGCTCACATGGGTCGCCCAAGGCGTTCCACGGGCGACCGTAGAGCAGCTGCAGAAGCGCATGGCCGAGGTTGCGGATGCCGCCCGCTTCGTGGGCGAGAATCCCACACCCGCAGAGGTAGACGCCGCGACTTCGTTTATCAGCCCAGCGGAATAAGGGGAATCAATGATCGAACTTGAACAGTCGCCCCTGGGGTGGCGGGCTATCAATCCGAACCATCCCGCCACGCCCTGGACTAGCGCCCGCGAGGACGCCATCACGGATGCTCGGTTTTACCTGGAATGGGACGCGCTGATCGCCGAAGGGTATGCGACGGTGGACATTCACAACATGAGAATGGGGCGATGAGCGCAGTACGGCTATCGCGTCGTTACGGCGGTGGAGCCCAGATTAGCCAAGGCCGATCATTCATATTGCTGAACCGCGATGAGCTGGCCGAACTGATCGAAGACCTACACGAACTTTCACGAGATGATGGCCCGCGACGGGCAGATACGGTGAAGATTGAAGATCTTATTTAGAAAGGTGCGGGTGGAGGCCTGCCAGGACCTGGCCAATAGGAAAGGCAATCCCGCCTATCTCAGGCTGCATTACCTATGCCTTGCGAAGTGCGGGGTGAATGGACATGCCCCTTTCCGACGCGGTGAGTTATCCAAGTGGCTGGGTAAGCAGGGGAAGCGCTACCGCAATGTCGACAGCGCTATAGCACAGGCGGTCAGATTGGGTTTGCTCGATTCGAGGTCCCATCCCGGTTGCCTGATTCTGCCCGACGGCCTGGTAGACCCGCCTGATCCCTCCGTGGCCTGGTTGCCATGCGAAACCTGTGACGGCAACGTTCCACCACTGATTACCGCGTCGTGCCACCCGGATCGTAAGCACTACGCAGGCGACCTGTGTAAGTCATGCTACGAGGTGGCCCGCCGTAACGGAATGACACCAACAAGCGCCAAAAGTACACCAACAAAGACACCAACAACTGCACTTTCTACACCAACAAATGACACCAACGACGCACTTTTCGAGCCCCTGACCAGCGCGTTGGTGCCCGACTCTATACTCTCCTCTTCGGCTACCCATGGGTATTGGCAGGACACATCTGAAGACGCATATCTAGCAAGCGTGTTCAACAGTGAACCACCTGAATTGGAACCTGCAGAACCGGACCACCTCGAAACCGCAACCCGCATGCAAGCGAATGCGGAAACCGACCCGCTACGGAGTGAGTGCCTCCTCTCGTAAGTGTGGGAACGCTCACCCCCGGCTGCCGCCGGGAGGGGGTTGGGTTTCTGCTCACTGCGTTCGCAGGCTGGCCATTTAGTCGCCTGCGTGCTGATTTTTGATTCCTACCTCCTGTTGGCATGGTGGCCGGGTCTACCGAGGGCTGGCCATAGGGAGCATGGACAGGGCTTGGTAGGTACCCATGGCTAGGTAGGTGGTTGGCCTCTTGTTTTGGCGGGTATTGATTAAAAATACTGATTAGAAGTATTTCTAATAGTGAGTTGGAAATTTTTTTGAAAACGGGGAACTATGAACACAATCACCATTGGCGGCCTGACCGCCGAACTGACCGCCGACCCTACTGGTTGGCACGCATCGATTGACATCGATGGCCAATCGCACTTGGCCTTCGTCAATATCGTGCGGTCGGCACCGGCCGTATCGCCCGCCAAGGCCAGGATGGAACGCATTTGATCGAGATCCCCGCCAATAGCGGCGAGCCCTACCGACTGAAGCGCACACGCAGCGGCCTTCTCCGCCTGAGCCGTGTCGCGTCTACGGGCTCCGATATCTTCCTGTTGATTGACGAGAAGGCGGCAACAGGAATCGCTGATGCGCTTATCGACGCCATAGAGGCGGATAACTGAATCTTTTCGTTCGGCAGCCCGGGGGCGTTTTTTGATGAGTTTCTTCCGTCCTGCTTGCCCTGAACGAAAAACCGCTGCGAGAATAACCAACGCCCGGCGGAATTGCCGGTGAGGGGTGCCACCCGAATGTTGGCTCCGTAAGCGGTCGGTGGCCCGTAGGGGGCTGAGCGGCCACCACCCCCATTCTCCCGCGTTACTCGGTCAACGCGGGCTCACCGGGAAACTCCTGGCCCGGTAAACAGGCTGAACCCCTGGTTGAGCGCGCCCCTCTTCCGCGCTCCCAGGGGTTCAGTCTTTCTCTTTGCTTTCTTCACTCCGAAAGGAGGTGTCATTTGACCAGTAATGTCGAAATTTCGATTGCCGCGAGGCTCGATCCCCAGAACCTCAATAGTTCGATTGATAATATGCACCGCAACATCCACCGGGCCGCCGACGTGGCCGGCAAGGATTGGGCGAACACCTTCACCAGAACCGCCAAGGTGGATGCTGGCAAGCTCACTCCGGGCTCTGGCCGCTTTGCCGCTAAGGGTGCGGAGGACGGCAGGGTCTACGGCAAGGCCTTCGAGCGGGCGGCAAAAGACCCCATCGCCCAAGCCGTCGACCGCCTCCAGTCCCGCCGCGTCCGTGCTGAGGCAGACACCATCGCTAAGGGAATGCTGGGCATCACTGACGCGGTGCAGAACACGGGTTCGGCGTTCGCGCATCTGGGAGCTACCGGACCGGTTGCGCTGGGCACCATCGGCATCGCGGCCTACAACCTAACCGGGGCGGCGATCTCCGCGAGCCAGGCACTTTGGCTGCTCCCTGGCGCCTTCGCGGCTATCGGCGCGGGCGTCCTCACGGCCAAAATCGGCCTCAGCGGTTTTAGCGACGCTATTTCCGATATGCGCGATGCAAAGAAGTTCGCCGAGGATCTGCAAAGCCTCTCGCCAAATGCACAGCAAGCGGCCCTGGGCATCCAGGCGATGCTCCCCGCGCTTGACCGGCTGAAGGCGGCGACCCAAGACGCGCTGTTCAACAACGTCGGCCCGCAACTGAACCAGTTGGCTAACGCGTATCTGCCTGTCATTCAGCAGATGACCACCACTATTGCTACTGGGTTTAATTCAGCATTCTCCGGTATCGCCAATGCGATGATGGACCCGCAGACCATGCAGACAATGCAGGTCACAATGCAGAATATTGGTCAGGCGTTCCAGAATATTGCCCCGGCAGCTCCGGCCATCGCACAAGCGCTCACCGATATCATCAATGTTGGCTCTGGTTTTCTTCCGCAGATCGCGACGCAGATTTCAAACGCAGCGACAGCATTCCAAGAATTCATCGCTAACGCCAGGGAATCTGGCCAGCTAAGGCAATGGCTCGCCGATGGCTTGAATACAATCTCGGATCTCGTGGACCTCGGTAAAGCCGTCGTCAAGGTGTTCTGGGAATTGAAGCCCACCGCCGAAGTCGCACTTAAGGGGACAACTCTTCTGTGGCAGGGCTTGGGCGGGGCTATCGACCTGTCGAAGCGCAGTATCGACGTGTTCTCTACGGCGTTCAGTGGGATAACCACTGTGGCGTCGGCCGTGGGCAGCGCGGTCATGCCGATCCTCGACAACATCCGCGACGCCATCGACCGCATGCTCGCGCCAGTACGCACGGCCATCGACTGGGCCAACAAGGTCCCTGGCGTGCATATCGATCAGATCCCTAGCATCAGCGGCAATACACCCGGATACAGCGGCGGCAGTGGTACTTTCGGCCCGCCACCCATCCCGCAAGGCAGCCCAGTGGGGTCTGGGAACGGCGCACACGGCGGGTATGCGGATCGCCGCCGTGCCGGTATGCCGAACACGGCAGGCGGGCCGCTTGTGCCCGCGATTCCCCAAGGCGGCTACGCCGTCCCGTTGCCCCCGCCTGACGGCAGCTCACGGGGTGGTGGTGGCCGGAATGCGGTAGAGGTCCCTTGGCAGCAAGGTGACCCCACGCAATTATTGCAGGGCTACGCGATCACCAGCAGCCTCTACAGCGCGGCCCAGGGCGTCCTAGAGGCGCGGCAGAACATTCTGCAGCAACAGGCCGAACTGGACGCTGCACAAAAGGACTCGAATAGCACCGAGGCGGATATCCAGAAGGAGCGCAATGATCTTATCGCTGCGCAGCAACGCCTTCAGGAATCGGAGCTACGGCTCAATGAAGCCAAAGCCCAGTCGACGAAGAAATTCCAGAGCTCGATGCAGGACGCCACAAAGGCGATAGACGATATCACCGGGAATATCTCGTTCGACGGCGGCATTCCCGGGTTGATAAAAGGTATCATACAGACTGTAGCCACACTCGCCGCAGCTCCCCTGCTAGGACAATTGTCCGCTATAAAGCAGGCTAATAGCGGCGAAGGATCTGGCTTGCTGGGCATTGCTGCGGCTCGTGGAGTATTCGGCGAGCAATACACCCCGCAGGCCATCAACGCCGCCAATCAACCGCAGCAAGGCTATGGCCCACAACAGGGCTACGGCGGCCCTGGATACGGGTATGCGCCCATTGGGAGCTACGCCCCCGCTGGACAGCCTCTGCCCGGCGAATCGGCACGGGACTTTGCCCACAGGGTGATGATGCCGTTCTGGCAGAACCAGGGCCTGACGGTCGGCGACCATGCCGCGGACAAGTACGGCGAGCACCAGAACGGCGCGCTGGACATCATGGTGCCGTCCATCGCCCGGGGGCAGCAAGTCCTTCAAGAGGTACTGTCCGACCCCAACGTCTACGGCGCGATTTTCAACAACCAGGCGTACGGCTACGGCCAGGGCTCGGCGCCTCGTGACTACACCGCGGGCCACACCGGCAACCCGACGCAAGACCACCAGGATCACGTCCACGCTTGGTACAAGCCTGGCGGCAACAACAACATCGTGCCTAGCGGGTATAACCTGACCGCACCGGCGAATCCCGTTGCGCCGCAGGGTAGTCAGTACGCCTACGGTCCGGCCGGCCCGCTCCCCACCAGCTTCCCCGGTGGTGCTCTGAGTTCTGGAATGCCCACGGCCACGCCGCAGTACGCACCTACGCCGCAGGCACAAGCGGCCCCCGGCTGGACGCCCCGGCCTGGTGGTGGCGGTGGCGGCGGACTACTCGGAATGGCGGCAGGCGCCGCAGGGAGCCTCTTTCCCGGCGCTGGGGCCGCGGCCTCGCTAGCCATGGCCGTCGCACAGAGATCCATTGCCTACGCCGGAGAAGTGGGGGGCGCACTCGCCAAGGGTGGGCTCCAAGCGCTCTCGGTTGGCTCACCGGATGGTGAAGGGGGAACTGATCTTTCGGAGTCGTGGATCGGGCGGTTGGCGACCTCGATGTTGAGCGCTTCGCCTCAAATCCCCTCTGCCGCAGGGTCGCAGGATCGCAAGCAACAGGATCAGCAGCAGGCGAACCCGCAACAGCCGCAGCAGGGCAACCAGCAGCAGCCGGGACAGGGTGGGGTGCACATCGAGAACTTTGTGCAGTCCCCGGATCGCCAAGGCGTGCAGCAGACCGCCAATGATCTGGCCTACGCCACCTACGCCAGCGGCATGCGCTAACTCGGGGAACGGGTAGAAACGGTGGGCTCACATCCCTTTGCGAGCCCACCGTTTTCTATTCCCCAGGAATGGAATTCATTGGATACTCTCGCGCTACTCATCGAGTGGCTCAAGCCAGTGGGCGAAGTTCGTAGCGAACGCCCGAACGGCGCCCCACTACCGTTCATCGTGGTTCGGCGTATCGGCGGCGGCGATGACGGACTCACCGACAAAGGACTGTTCTCGGTCCACACGTACGCCGCCACAAGGGCTGGAGCACTGTCTCACGCACGTTCTGTGGATCGGCGGCTAAAGCTCCTGGCCCCACCATTCGGTGGCCAGACAGCCGTTAACGGCGACTACGTCGACAACGTCGTGTGCACCGAGGAGCCAGTAGAGACAGCGTTCACCGACGACCGGTCCATCTTTCGGTTCACCGGGACCTACCGCGTGGAGACCCGGCTGTGAAGCCGTGCCTGGAGCCTGGTTGCCCAAACCGGGCCAAGCGCGGCAGTAGTCGGTGCCCCAGTTGTGAGAAACGCCGTAGACGGGCGACCTACGACCACCCCCGCTACCGGGCACTGGCGCGCCCTACCGGGCTGTGCCAATTACGCATCCTCTGCGACGGCGCCCCGGCAACCACGCTCGACCACCTCGACGGCAATCCACGCAACCACGACCCGAGCAACATCGCTCCGGCGTGCTTGGCGTGCAACGGAAGCAAGCAAGACAGGCAACTATGACCAGCAGTAAACGTGACATCGAAAAGGCATTCATCGACGCGATCAACGAAGACCCAGAGTCGCGACGGGACCTGGAAAAGATTCCGGAGCGAGTGGCCGATCTGGTGCGCGAGTTCACCCCTGTGCTCACCGGGGAGACCGAGAAGTCCATTGAGGTCGCTCTGCGCAAGACCGAGTTGAAGAAGCTCTCCAAGCGCAAAGTAAAGCTGGGCACGGTCTATTCGACCTCCGACCCAGAACGTGTTGGGGCAATCGAGTACGGCCGCGACGCCAGCGACACCAACGGTGCCAGTCCCGAGTGGGCCATGTTCCGCAGAGCCGCAGCAGCTTTCGAAAACATGGAGTTGTAAGTGGCTCTCGCCGCAGGCCCCAAGGTTCGCGGCAACCTCAAACCCTTGCCGCCACCGCAAGATCCCGTCACATGGATTGAGAACGCCACCGGCGACCTGTACCCATGGCAACGCGAACTGATCGGCGAACTGAGTGCACCCAAACGGCCCAGGGTGTACTACGCCCAGGTTGCCCGCAAGAACGGGAAAACCAGGGCGGCAGCGTGTTTAGGATTGGCCGAGATCTGCCTCAAGCCGCAACGCCACGTCTACGCCATCTCCGACTCGGAGCGCAACCTCAACAGCGTCCTCATGCAGGAATTGCACGACATCATCAACGCCAGCGATGTACTGCGTGACTCTCTGTGGATATTCAAAGACCGCATCGAGTGCCCGGAGACCGGCGGATTCATCAAAGTCCGACCCGGCAACTACAAAGCCGCCCAAGGCATCAACCCGCACCTGGTCCTGGCCGATGAGGTGCACTTGCTACCCAACGAGGTGTGGGACGGCATGCAGCAGGCCGGACGCGCGCGCGCCGATGCCCTGCTACTGGGCATCACCACCCCCGGTTATGACCTCACCTGCCGCGCACACGAGCTGTATCAACAGGTCAAGGCCGGCACACTACCTGGGCGGATCTACGAGGGCGACCCCGCGCTACCACTGGACGACCGCGACAACTGGCGGCTGGCCAACCCTGTACACGACTTCCTGCCCAGCTTCGCTGAGGCGCTGGCCTACGACCTGCAAACGATGCCAGAGCACGAGTTCCGCAGGTTCGCCCTGGGCTGCTGGACGGCAACGGAAAGCGCGTGGATGCCCTATGGCAAGTGGGATGCGCTGGCCGTACCGCAAGGCCCACCACCACAGGGCACAAAGGTCTGGCTCGGGTTCGACGGCAGCTACTCGGGTGACAGCACCGCCCTGGTCGGTGTCACCGATGAAGGTCATGTGTTCGTCGTCGGGTGCTGGGAGAACCCAGGGCGCAAAGGCTGGCGCGTCCCCCGAGACGACGTCATGCAGACCGTGGCCGAAGCCATGAACCAGTGGGACGTAGTAGAGCTGTGCTGCGATCCACCCTATTGGAGCCGCGAGATAGCGGAGTGGACAGCGCAGTGGGGCGACAAGGTGCTTGAGATCCCCACCTTCTCCCGCGATCGCATGGCCCCGGCCTGCACCGGGTTCTACTCCGCGGTGATGGACGGACGGCTCACCCACGACGGCGACCCCCGCCTAGCCCGCCACGTATCCAACTGCGTGGTCAAGGCGACGCCCCGGGGCGACGTAGTTACCAAGGCGGACAAGGACAGCCCGGCCAAGATCGACCTCGCCGTTGCCGCCATCCTCGCGCACAGCCGCGCCAGCGTCTGCGTGGACACGCCATTGCCCCCGCTGGTCTGCCTCTAGCGCATAACCCGCAGGTCAGAGGGCAAAAAGTTCAGGAAGCGAACGCCCTGCTCGACCCCGGCAGTCGTTTTATCCCACTCTCTCCGGCCTTTGCCAGCGAACAACTCTTTAAGGAGTTCCATTTGAGCTTTTTGACGCGCATGTTCCGTGCGCCAAATCCCCCGTACGAACCACCCCAGACCCGCGATTGGTCGATCTCCAACCCGGCTGCGGTGTTCTTGTTCGGCGGTGCCCCATCGCTGGCCGGCGTCACCGTCTCCGAGCAGACCGTCCTAGGCATCCCGGCCGTCAAGGCTGCGGTGTCACTTATCGCCGGTTCGATTGCATCGCTACCGCTGCAGACCATTACGGAGCAAGCGGACGGCACCAACAAGCGCGTACCGAGCATGTTGGACGACCCCGGCAAGGTGGTCGGCCTCACGTGCTACGAGTGGAAAGAAATCGTTGTCGCGCACCTCCTGATTCACGGCAACGCGTTCCTGATTCACGTGCGCGGCGGCGCCGGGCAGTTGGTCGGGCTCCAGCCGATCCACCCGGCAGCGGTCGGTGTGGAGATCGCCAAGGACGGTTCTAAGCGGTACCGGGTCAGCATGCGCGACGGCACCACTCGCGACTACACCGACGCGAACCTCACCCACATTCCGTGGATGCCCCTTGACGGTATCCGCGGTTGGTCACCACTGCAGTTGGCCCGCAGCATGTTCGGTACGTCGATAGCTGCGGAGCGCTCTGCGGCACGCCTGTTCGGGAACGGTGCGCTCATGAGCGCAGTCGTCACGCCAGAGGACACGCTCACCGCCGAAGAGGCGGCCGAGATCAAGGCTTCGCTTGAGAAGACTGCCGCGGGTGAGGCCAATGCGGGCGCGATTGCGGTGATCAACCGCAAGTTCAAGATGACCCCTTGGTCGCTGTCCAACGCCGATGCCCAATGGCTGGAGGCTCGGGCGTTCCAGATTGAAGAGATCGCACGGTGGTTCGGCGTCCCGCCCCATCTTCTGGCTCAGACCGAAAAGCAGACCAGTTGGGGAACCGGCGTAGCCGAGCAGAACCTAGGTCTTGCCCGGTACAACCTTGAGCCCTGGACGACGCGCATTCAGGAGCGCTTGTCGTGGCTACTGGGACCCAACCAAAAGGCCGAATTCTTCTACTCGGCGTTTGTCGAACCCGATCCCGAGACTGAGATTCAGTTGCTGATCGCACAGGTTGAGGCCGGTCTGATCACTCCGAACGAGGCTCGCAAGGTCCGCAACCTACCGCCGATCGAGGGCGGCGACGTACTCCGCACACCTCAACCACCGCAAGGAAATACGCCATGACGGAAACGAAAACCCTAGAAATCAGGCTTGCTGACTCATCCGTTGCGCCGATCAGACTCCCGCTGGAACTGGTTCTTGATGAGGCTGTTGACCTGGGCGCCGTCTTGCGGAGGCACTTGCGTAAGCGGCTCGCCGAGTGACCGACATCGAACGCCGGTTCGTGGACCTGCAAACCACCATCACCGGCAAGAAGCTCGGCGGGTACGCCGCGGTCTACGGCCAGCGCGCCGATATCGGCGGCTACTACTTGGAAAGCCTTGCGCCAACGGCGTTCCGCTCGGTACTGGCCTCCAATCCAGACGTGCGCGGGTTGTTGAATCACGACCCGAACATGCTCTTGGCCCGCACCCGCAACGGCAGCCTCAAGCTGTCCAGCGATAGCCATGGGTTGCAGTTCGAGCTGGACATCCCCGACACCACGTTGGGCAACGACGTTCGCACCATGGTGGATAGCGGTCTCATCACCGGGTGTTCGTTCGGCTTTATTGCAGGCGAACAGGACTGGTCTACCCACGAGGGTAGGGACCTCCGCACGCATACGTCCGTAGCAAGCCTGCTGGACGTGTCTGTCGTGACCTATCCCGCATACCAGGGGACCTCGGTGTCCCTGCGCAGTAAACCCACCATCCCGGCCGATTCCATCGATCGCCGAACTCAACTCATCCGCGCACGCGCGCGGGTGCACCTTCTCTGAAAGGCAATCATTTGAAGACTATTGAGGACATCATCACCGAACAGCGTTCCATCACCAATGCTGCCGAGGGCCGCAACCTGACCGACGAAGAGGCAACCCGGTACGAAGCCCTGGAGGCCGAACTGAAGGCCACCCAGCGCAGCGAGGAGATCCGCAAGCGGCAGGCTGCATACGAGGCTCCCAATGCGTCTCTGCAGGCTGCGGTGAACGTCGGGACCGTCAAGCAGGACGACACCCTGGAACGCGCATTTAACGCATATCTGCGTACCGGCCAGGCCAATTCGGATATCTCCGAACTCCGCGCGCAGGGTACCACTCCCGACAGTGCAGGCGGGTATATGGTCCCGCCCGGGTTCCGGCAGAAGCTTGTTGAAGTGCAGAAGGCATTTGGCGGCCTGGCCGCCGAGATCGATTCGTGGAACACCGACACCGGTAATTCGGTGGAGTTCCCGTCGAACGATGACACCGGCAACGTTGGTCAGATCACCGGGGAGGGTTCGAACTTTGCCGGTGGTTCGGACCTAACCTTCGGCACCGTGACTCTCGGCGCGTGGAAGTACACCAGTGCTGGTGCGTCGAACGCTCCGCTGAAGCTGTCGGTAGAGCTACTGCAGGATGCTGCCTTTGATCTCAACAGCTACGTTGCGAAAAAGCTCGGCGAGCGCATCGCCCGTAAGCAGGCTGTCGACTGGGTAACCGGCACCGGCACCACTCTGCCCGTGGGTATCGCAAACGCGAACCTGACCGCCAACGCCACCCTGGCCGCCGGCAATGCCATCACCTACGCCAAGCTGCTGGAAATCGAAGGCCAGCTTGACCCGGCCTACGAGCAGAACGCCAAGTGGGTCATGTCCAAGGCGACGTGGCAGAACATCCGCGCGGTGGTGGGCACTGATGGCCGCCCGCTGGTGCAGGACCAAGCTGTCGCCGGTATCGGCTCGGCCCCGACTCGCATGCTGCTGGGCTATCCCGTGGTCATCGATCAGGCGTTCCCGTCGAACACCACCCTGTCGGCGAAGTTCGCCGTTCTGGGTGATCTGCGGGAGGCGTACGTGATCCGCAAGGTTGGTACCCCGGTGTTGATGGTCAACCCGTATTCCAGCGCTGCCACTGGTCAGGTGGAGTTCACCGCATGGGAGCGGGCCGACGGCAATATCCAGAATCGCAAGGCGTACAGCTTGGCGGCTGCCAATGCCGCGTAAGTTGACCATCGCTGAACTCGCCGCCAAAGAGCTGGAACTCATGGCGGCACTCGCACAGGTGCGTGTCGAGATCTCCGAACGGGCGGGCCAGCAGGACCCGCCCGCTAAGTGACGTGGGCACCGCCCTACTGCACCGCTAGTGACCTTCAAAGCTGGCTCGGTGGTGGTGACACCGTCGAGCTGGCTTTGGCCGCTGAGGCTGCCAGTAGGGCGATAGATCAAGCCACGGGCAGGCAGTTCGGCTCAGCCACTCAGACCCGTACCTACCGTCCACGCTGGCACCGCAACTGTTGGTATGTCGATACCGAAGACATCATGAGCGTGACGTCGGTGGCGAACCACGACAGTACCGCGATCACGGATTTCATTCTCACGCCCCGCAATGCGGTCCCGAACGGCAGGCCGTACACCGGAATTGAGTTCCACGGCGGTACGCCCTTCGCGTGGTACGGCGGCTATCCCGTCAACCATCACCACAGTGTCATCACGGTGACCGGTGAGTTCGGATGGCCAGAAGTACCCGAGCCGATCAAGCTGGCTACCCAGATCCATGCCTCACGGCTGTACGCCCGCCGAGACACGGCCGCCGGTCCGCTCATCCAAAAAGATGTGGATGACGTGAGTTACAAGTGGGGCACTGCAACGGATTTGGATGCCGACGTAGAGTCCACGATCCGGCCATTCCGCAGGATCTGGGCGGCGGCATGACATTTGGAAACCAAACAGTCGTATTCGTCACGATCGCCGAAGACCCCGACACCCGAGACCGGTATAACTCTCCCTTGCGGATTCGTACTGAGGTCCCGGTTGCAGGGTGCCGATTCCGCCCCCTCACAGCCAAGGAAAAGTTCGACCTCGGCACCGATCTCGTAACCGATCCGCAGAAGATCACGGCCCCACCCGTCGCCGCTGTGGTTGGCGCATCGGCCAACGACGAAGTGATCTATGGCGGGGAGACGTTCCAGTTGGTCGGCCCTCCACGGGTCTACACGGACATGGGCGGCACCCCGCACAAGGTCACCCTGATTGTGCAGAGGCAGACGGCCTGATGGCTCACTGGTGGGTCGAAATCTTCGAGAAGCTCGATCTTCACGTCGCCCCACAGATCGCCGCCACAGGTGCCCCCAACGTCCCCGCAACAGCGGGACTGAACGTCTCACCCAACCTCGGCGTGACCGTCACGAGCAGGTCTGTCGGGGCCGTAGCCCTGGCGCTGCCGCCCACGGTGACGATGCAGCCGAGCGGCCGGGGTCAGTTCGCACTGTCCATCCCGCCGAGCCTGTCGGTCAGTGGTGCAGAACGGTATTCGGCCGCTGCGGGCATCGCCGTTCCACCAACGGTGTCCGTTACAGGGGCAGAGCGCTACGCGCGTTCGGCTCAACTGGCTATCGCTCCCACGTTCACACCAGACGGCGTCGGCACCAACGGGATTCCGTTTACGCCGTTCAACGTCGAGAACACTGACGTCACCAACGATCTGGTTCCCGCTGGCTGTACTGGCTGCTGGGTCACTCTGATCGGTTCGGGTGGCGCTGGTGGCCACGGCGGCGTCAGCAATGTCACTGAGGGTGGTGGCGGCGGCGGAGGTGGCGGCGGTTCCTACGTCGAGCGGATCTTTATCCCTCTATCGAGTCTGGGGGCCACCTACAGCGTCACGAGGGGTGCCGCAGCTGTCTTCACGTCCGGCTTGATCAGCATCACCGCTGGAGGCGGCAGTGTTGGCGGCAACGGCGTGGGAGGCACGAACGGCACCGGGGGTGCCGGGGGTGTCGCAACAGCCTCCGGCATAACCATCGTGGGACGCAACGGCTCCAACGGCGGCGGGGGTGGCCAGCCTGGCACCAACAACACCCAGGGTGCAGGCGCGGGCGGCGGCGGTGGAGCGCAGGAGCTCGGCAGTCCCGGCAGCGGTGGCACGTCCACGGGGAAGGGCGGCCGGGGCGGCGACGGCGGCGAAGACGGAACATTCTTCAGCAATGGATCGCCCGGCTCTGCTGGCGGCCTGTACGGCGGCGGTGGTGGAGGCGGCGGCGGCTGCAACTCCGCGACAGCCGGACTCGGCGGCAACGGCGGACCGGCCTACACGTTGGTCGAGTGGGTTTGATGGACCCGTTTCACGGTCGTGCGCGGGTGGCAATCTGTGAGCATGGATTTGTGGACTGATGCATTCGACACCATGAACACGATTGATCCCAAGGGGCTCAACACTGATCAGAAACTCAAGCTTGCCGAAATCAAGGCACTGCTGGCCATCGGCCAAGAACTTGGGCTCATCCAAGACTCGGGGATCAACCCAGCCTGGAGTCAGCGCAACCTCTAGGTGACGAAAACCACCCCCGCCGAATAGTGCCGGGGGTGGTTCGTCGCGGGTTCGCCTACTGGACCCGCGGCTCCCTCCCATCGCTGATGGCAGTCGCAAGGGGTGACAGCTCAGGCTCATCGACACCAATCCGCTTGAGGGCGGCTTTCACCTCTGCAAGGGGACGCCCACCGACTTGTCGATAGACCTTGTCAAGCGTCTGTTGGAGTTCCCGCTTCATCTGGCGCTCGAAGTCGGGGTTCATCTTGAACTCCATCAGCTACTTCTTACGCGAACCGGTACCGGCACCGTTGTGGGTGCGGTCCGGCTTGCCGTAGGTCTGGCCCGGCTTCGGAGTCGGCGGCAACGGCCGACCCTGAATCGCGGTGCGCTCCTTACCCGTGTCGCCGCCGCGCGGTCCCACGATCGGATACTGGCCAGAAGCTGGCGCTGCCTGGCCAGGCTTCAGGTTTCCCTTACTTGCGCTCAT